TCAATTGTGCCCGTAACAGGTCTGCGTCACACCGCTGGAAACGTAGGGCACGACAATGGGCGATGCGCCGGTGGGCGTGCCGGGGTAACCGGCGGCGACGGTGAAGGTGAAAGTGTTGCCCGACACACCGGTCACCGTGTGCAGGCCGGCCAGGTAATTCGTGCCGGTGCTGACACTGGTGTTGTTGACACTGACCAGAGCCCCCACGGCGATCGCGGCGGGCATGTTGGCATTCGACAGCGTGACGGTGACCTGGCCGGTCGACGCGTTGTAGCTGATGCCGTTTTGCGCCTGCGTGTTGCTTTTCGTTCCCGCGACGTAGGGGACGATCGAATAGGCGTCCTGCTGGTTGACATAGGGGTCGGACGGCGAAAGCATGTTGACGTTGTTGGCAAGCGTGAGCGGGCCGGACGAGGGGCCTTCCTCCAACTGTTCCCAGCAATAGAAGGCGCCGGTCGGATCGACATAGTTGCTGGTGATCGCCAGCGCGCCGTTCTGGTTGTAGGCCAGTTCCACCAGCGCGGAGGTTGAGCGGTGGGTCAGCCCGGTCGACAGGTCGTTGACGAAAACATTGTGGTCGATGCTGCCGCAGAACTGCACCAGCGGAATGCCGTTGCTGGCATAGCCGCCGCCGGTCGAAATGTAGAAGAACGCGGTGTTGGCATCGCCGGCCGCCGATGGCGTCTGCAGCCAGGTGTTGTAGCTGATCTGCACGGTCGAGCAGACCCCCTGCGCGCCGATGGTGTAATAGGGGCTGACCATCGCGCCGCTGACGTTTCCGGGCGCCTGGTTGAGCGTCCAGGTCGAGCCCGACCCTGAGACGATGTATGTCGGCGACGGGATCGACAGGCCGGAACCGGTCGCCGCGGTCACATATTGCCCCACCGCCAAAGTGCCGGTCAGGCCCGAAACGGTCAGCGTGGTCCCGCTGATCGTGCCGGTGAAGGTGGCGCCGGCAAGCGAGCCGTTGGGCTCGGTAAACTCGCCATGGTTTCCTCCGGCCGTGCCGGTCGGATAGTTGCCGCTGCCCGAATAGGTCCAGTCGCCATAATTGGTCGGGCTGGTGAATGTCAGCGTGCTGGCGCCGGTCGCCGTCATGGTGAAAGTCGATGGCCACGCGGGCGACGGCCACCCGGCGGCGCCATTGCCAGAAAGCGCGATCAGCCAGTTGGACCCGACCGGGATACCATGCGGATTGAGCGTGGTGGCGGTTTCGGTCGTGCCGCCGGAATTGACGATCGAGGTGAATTGCAACCCGACCGGGCCGATGTTGTACGTCAGACCCTCGATATAGTTGTTGGTGAAGATCTGGCCGCCGCCCAGATTGAGATCATCCGGGTTCGAAAACCGGCTTGTCATGTGCAGGAACGCGTTGTCCTGCACCCACATCGTGCCGGTGCCGCCGAAGTTGATGACGATCGATTCGACCGGCGCGACGCCAACTGTCGCATTCTGGACAAAGCCGGTCAGCGACCCGGAATTGTAGCTGGTGGCGTTGAAGCTGGCGCTGCACAGCGCGGTTTCCAGCGCATCGGCATGGCTGTCGCCGCCGCAGCCATAGACGGTGTTGTTGTAGAACCCGAGCGTGTTGTGGATGGTCCCGCTCAGGCCATTGATGATCATGGCCGCGCTGCTGGGCGAGTTGGGGCCGCCCTGGTTGGTGCCGTTGCCGACCGCGCCCCAGATGTTGCACTTTGGCCCGTTCACGAACAGCGAATTGCGGAAAATGATCGAGGCGGTGGCCGCGCTGTTTTGTGCGGCGGCCGTCCCGACCGTGCCCACGACCAGATACACCGGTACGCAGCCATAGCCGGTGCTGCTGTTCCAGGCGAAGTTGTAGCCGTCGAAGATGATCTGTTGCGTGGATTTCGCGACAGCCTTGCAATAGATGCCCGGCCCGTCGTTGGGGAACGGAAACGGATTGGCCGTGCCGCCCGCCGCCGCAGCCCCGGACGCACCCGTCGCGATGTTCGACAGATAGAAGTTGCAGTTGGCACCGGGGCCGTCCGGATTGACCAGCGGGTCGCTGGCGATCTGCGCCGGATCCTTCAGCCAGGGCTGGCCCGACAGATTGGCCAGCGTGGGCTTCTGCCAGCGCGGCATACCCACCGCGTAATCGACCGCTGCGACGTTCCAAGGGGGCCGCACCGGATAGACAGTCGGTTGCAGGCTGCTGGCGGCGGTCCACGACACGAACGAGGATGCGCCGGCCGGGTAGGATGTGCCGGCAGACCCCTGTGTGGCATAGCCCCTGAAGAAGTCGGGATGCTGGGTTGAACCGCCATTATAGCAGCCATCGCCGTTGACGGCCGCGTTGGTGCAGGGCGTGCCGCCCCAGACGATCGGCCGAGCGTGGGCCGATGCCGGCAGGAACAGCGCGGCGAGCAGGATGATGAAATAGCGCATCAGCAGCCGGCCCCCAAAAGCAGCCCGAAACACCCCTTGCGCGCGGCGCCGGTGGGGATGAACAGGACGGTGATCGCGTTGTCATTGCGGCTCGCCGCGACAGTCGGCGTGGCGCCCAGCGTGGCGGTGCCGCTGGTGAGCGTCTGGGCCGACAGGAACAGTTCCGGGCGGCTGTTGCCCCCGTTGATCGACCCGAACGCGGCAAAGCCACCGGTATAGGCGCCCAGGCTGTCGGCGGCGCCGCCATTGCCGACCGCGACCAGGCCCAGCGCCCATTCGGACGAATAGGACAGCGCGGGCGTGGTGGCGAAACTGGTTGCGGTGCCGCTGGTCATCGTACCCGCAACCGCTGTCCCGGCCTTGTCGACACCCGAAACCCCGGACAGCACCCACGCGGTCAGCACCCATACGTTCGACGTGCTGCTTGACGTCGCGGTAAAGCTGCCGGTGCCGCTGGCCAGCGCGGCGGTTGTCGACGGGCAGACGGCGACGAACGGGGTGGCGTTGTTGCTCGATGCCTTGGCCACGGTGGTATACGCCGTGCAATTGCCGCCGTTGTCGGTGACCGTGATCGTGCCGTTGTTGCCGGTCCCAAAGGCGCCGACGACGAGCACATAGGACCCGGCGGGCACGTTGGCAGTGGCCGTTGCGGTGCAGGTGGTTGCCGACGTGCCACAGGGCGAGCCGGCGACTTGTGTCGCGGTGACAGCATGGGCCGGCGCCGACAAGCAGCCCAACGCCAGCGCCAAAAGAGTGATCGCCCGGCGCATCATCAGAACTGCGAATAGGTCAGCGAACCGGCATAGTTCGCTGCGGTCGAGAACACCGCACACAGAGCGTTTCCTGCGGGCACGACATAGACCGGGCCCAATCCGACACCGGCCGAAAGACCGCTGTTGGCGGTAAAGGCCATCGTGTTGCCCGAGGCGCCGTCGAGATAGGTGGTGCCCGTGCCGCACGCCGTGCCGGTGCCATAAACCAGCGAAAAGCTGGCTGCCGTGGCAGCGATGACATGCATGTGGGTGACATAGATCGATTTGCCCGACGCCAGGGCCACCAGTTGAACCGTGCCGGCGGCCGTCGCGGTGATCGGCACCGTCGATGCGCCCTGCACGATGTTGACCGCGCCGCTGCTGTTGGCGGCGGTGGTGACCGCGCCGCTGGCGATGACGGCAAAGCCGCCCGCCTGGGGCTGAACCGTCACGGGGTAGGCGCCCGGAGTGCCTGCCGCCGTCGTGCCTTCCACACCGCCGACATTCACGCCATGCGTTGTCTGCGCATTCAGCGGCGCGGTGATCGCGCCGGCAATCGTCGCCGTGTTGGTATCGTAGATGTTGAGCGGATTGACGTTCGTCCCCAACGGGTTGCCGCTTTTGTCGATGACGAAAATGCCATCGGCGGTCTTGACCTGATTGCCCTCGATATAAGTCGGGGCAGCGGTTTGAGCGAGCGCCGGGGCGGCCAGACAGATTGGGAGCGCCGACAGCGCCGAAATCAGATGGGTGGATTTCATGTCGATGTCTCCGGGGCGAAAGCGCCGCAATGGCGCCGGAATATTCATGGGTTCGGCGTGGCTTCGCCGGCATCGTTGCGATGCGACGTCGGCTCGGTCGAATTGGTGCCCCAGATCAGGCCGCCAATCGCGCCAACCACCAGCGGGACATAGATCTGCAAGGCGTTCATGAACGCAGCCCAGGCATCAACCTTGACGATGCCGAGGATGATCGTCGCCGCCGCGGTAACCGGCAGGCCGATCAGCAGCACCAGGGCTATGGCAAAGCCGATCAGCCGCCCGATCGCGACGGTCCGGTTGTCTGCGCCGGTCAGCGCCTGATTCAGCCAGCCCATGCCAGCGCCTCCTTTTCGATGCGATCGACCCGCGCCAGCCATCCTGCGCCAAAGACGGAAAAGGTCGGCAGCGCGCGGTAATGGTCCCGCCGCGCATCGTTGAAACGCGCGATCAATTTGGCGAGACCGATCTTGCTGGTGTAAGTTTGCACAGCGGCGAAGGTGGTCGGGCCGGGTTGTCCATCGCCGGGCGCTCCAACGATCGCTTGCAGCATCCGGATCGCAGTGCCGGGGCCAGCGTTGACGGCAAAATCGAACACAGCCAGAGCCAGTCCGATCGGCAGGTTTTCTCCCGCGATCTTGTCCCAGAACCAACCTTTGTAGAGCGGTGCGACTTTCGCGGGAGTAAGCGCCTTCATAATGCCATCCGTCGCGGGATGCCCGCTCCATGAATGCCAGGTTCGCGCGGTCACGCCGAGATTTGTCGCACCGCCCGGATCGCGGGCATCATCGACGAAACCACCCTCTTCGCGCAGGACGATGGTCAGCGCATCGGTGAATGTCGGCATGGTTCGCCTCAATGCTGGGATGGGGAATGGATCGCGCTCAACCCGGTCGCGAACATCGTCGCCAAAATGCCGAGCAGAGTCGCAGCGGCGGTAAACAGCCATTTGAACAGCCGTTCCGCACCCGATCGCTGGGCGTTTTCGAGCCGAAGCCTGGTGATCTCTTCGGTCAGTTTTTCGAAACCCTGCTGCATCTCGAAGCGAAGGGCTTCGATGCTGTCACCCAGGGAATCCTCGACACGACCGATATCACGTCGTGCCGCGTCGGCGCGCTCAAGGGCCTGGGCGATCCGCGCGCCATGCTCCGGTGGGCAATCGGTCATGGTGATGCTACTGCGCCATGCGCACGGTCACGCTACCGGCGGTGAGTGTGATCGACAGGAAATAGGTCGCGGTGGCGTCGGTTTCGGTGAGTATCGGCTCGTTGAAGATCGCGCCCGTCACGGCCGAAAACTGAAAGGATGCGGCGACACCGCCGCCTTGGGTAACGCCGATTTTGGTGGTGCCCGCATCGTTGGAGCGCAGCAGTTGCGCCGTGCCGGAGGCGGCAACCGTGGCGTTGAGCGTCAACCAGATTTGTCGCGACAACTGGGGCGTGAAAGGCCCGATCATATGCGTCGCCGTGTCGCTGATTGTCGTGGTCAGCGGCGTGGAGGTCGCGGCTACAAATGGTGAAGAAATCGATGCCAGCGAAGCGTTGCCAAGTGCCTGGTTGGCAGATGTGGCGGCCCCGCCCAGCGAGCCAAGGTTGACTGTACCGACTGTGTTTGTGCTTTCGGCAAGCGTCGTCACCGTCATTTCGGCGAATGTGCCGTCGCCCATGTCGACCAGGCGCTTCTCGACAACATTGCCTGTCAGGCCGGGCAGGAGGTCAGAGGTGGTGATATCGGCCATGCGTCACTCCTTGCACCCGATCCGGTGGGGATCGGGGCGGTTGCCGGCGGGATTGTGGGTTGTGCTGTCGCAGCGCGTAGCGCGCTGATCGTCCTGAATTACGCCGGATTGACCTGGCTTTGGATCGCATCTGCGACCGTGTTGTCGATCGTCGGCCGGTCGGACACGTCGGTCTGATTGAGCCGCAGCAGTGTCTCGGCGTGGTCCTTGATTGCGGGCAGGGCTTGATCGGGCAGACCGGAACCGCTGATGAATTCATGCCGGGCCAGCGAATCAAGCACCGCCGACCGCGAGCCCTGCCCCAGGTCCGGCGCCTGACCTGCGGCAATGCTGGCCTGGCTGGCGGCAAGTTGCGACAGGTCCGCCGGATGGATAGTTCCGATCAGCGGCGCCAGATTGATCTGCGCGAATTGGTCGGGAGCCTGGCGTTGCATAAGCTCAAGACGGAGCACGTCCGGGTTGTCCGGCATCGGAACAGTCGCGGCCTGTGCCGCCCCGCGCAGCGCATTGTCCACTCGCGCAAGCGTCGAAGGCGTCATTTGCGCTGCAAGATTTGCCGGCAGATCGGCAGCCTGCGCAACGTTGCCCGGCGCCGCTGCAACGAGCGAAACCACCGATCGGCCTGCCGCAAGGTCACCGGCCGACTGCCGGGCCTGGTCTGCCGCCATGCGTCGTCGCGCCAGATTGGCGGCCAATGTCTGCTCATCGGCGGACATATCCTGACGCTGGGCAATCCGGTCCAGTATTGTCTGCGTGTCCCAGTTGCGCGGAGTATCTGTCGCACCGACCAGCATCCCGGCCCCACCGGCGTCGCGCAACAGCGCGCCCGCGTCCGCAGCACCGCCCGAAGGCGCGGTTGCCGCCATCGTCACGATGGGTCTCGCACTGCCGATGACATGCGCCGGGGTAACGAGATCACCAGGCGCAACGGCTGCAAGCCCTAGGCCGCCATAAGTCGTGCGGCTGCCATCCGGGTGCAGGATCTGCACCGACGCATTGTCCGGCGTGCCATCCAGTGCCATCACCATGCCACCGGCGATCGGATGGACCGCCGCGCCTGTCGGGGCGGCTATCGCCACCGTGTCAGGCGCTGCGTCGGCAGGTGGCGCGCCGGCGACGTCGGGTGCCGCGTTGCCCCCGGCGGCTTGCGAAAAGATCGCTCCCATACGCTGGTTCCGGGTGGCCCGATCGAGGCGCGCCACGGCTTGCTGGTAATCAGCCGGTGTCAGCGCACCGCCCCACCCACCGACGATATGCTCGGCAAATTCGGGTTCGCCTGCGGCGATTGCCTGTCCGACGGCATTGGCCACCGCGCCACCGATCGCGGCGCGTGCGGCGGACGCGCGATCGTCATCACTGACGTCCCGACCCGCTTGCCCCAGCGCAAGCGCGTGCACCGCGCCGAGCCCCTGGACAAACCGCGTCGGGTCCTGCCAGGCAGACGCTGCGGACTGCTGGGCGGCTCGTATTGTCCGGTCGGCGAGGGCCTGTCGTTCAACCCCCATTTGTTGCACGGTATGGGCGGCGATCCGGTTTGTGGCATCCTCGATCGCCGGGCCAAGCTGCTGGTTGTAGGCGGCGATCATGCCCGGGGTGCCCAAGGTAGCCTGTCCGTCGGTCCTGATCCGGTCCAGTTCGTTCAGCGCTTGCGGCTGCGCGGCGACGGCTGCGCCGCCTTGCAGATTGCCGTGAGTGTCGACCAGATCGGCCACCGCTGCCTGGTCCTGGACGGCGCGCGCGCGTCCGGCGGTATCCTCGCTCATCGCCTGGATCGCCGACCGCAGGTCACCCAACTGGTCAAGATCCGTGCCGCCCGCCACCAGCACGCGCCCGATCGTGTTGGCAAGGGTGGGCCCGTCGGGCGCGTTGAACCGCGCCTTGTAAGCCTGAACCGGCATGAAAGTCGGTGTGAACGCGGGCGCGCGCATCATAGCCCCATCCCCGCCTTGAACGGCGCATACTGGCTTGCACCGCCCAGTGCCGAGCCATAGCCGCCACCCGATCCGCTGCCGAAGATGCCTGTGCCCAGATTGAACAGACCCCCGGCGAGCGCAGCGCCGCCCCGGCTATTCGCAGCCGCAGCCTGGCCAAGGTCGTTGGCAACCGCAATATCCGAACCGACCAGGTTCTGGTTGCCCTGGCTGTAAATGCGGGCAAGGTCCTGCTGACCGAGGATCTGCGTGTCGTTCAGCGCATTCGCCGCAGTGCCATAGCCGGTGGCATCGCCGCTGGCTGCCGCCATCATGTTCTGGCGTCCGCTGACTTGCGCCATCTGCTGGTATTGCTGCAGCGCGGCCTGGCGCATGTTCTGCTGGCCGATCTGTGCCGCATTGCTTTCAGCCGCGGCGTTGGCATCGGCGGCTTCAGCCTGGGCTCTGGCCTGGCCCATCGCCGAGACCGTGCCGATCCCGGTGCCGATGGCGCCAAGACCCGTTGCGACAAGGGGAATGACGGGCGCACACATCACTTGATCTCCCGGATGAAACGCCGAAACGCGACCGAGCGCGTGACGATACGTTCCTGTTCCACGGTAAATCCCCAGCGTTCGAGCAGGCGGATCGCCTGCCGATTGTCCGAGGAAACGAAATTGCAAAGGCATCTGCCATGGCGATGCATGGCGGCCAGGATCGCCGGCCCCTGCGCAATCAGCAGGCGGGCGTGCCGCATCACCTGATCGCTGCCCAGAAACCAGGGTATGGCGCATCCGCTAGCAACGGAATCGACGACGACGCCGAACATCGCATGCGGCTCGTCGCCGATCAGCGCGGTCCACGTGCGCGCGCTGGCGGCCAACCCATGGCGCAACGCCTGTTCGGCGCTTCGCCCCATCGCCTCGCATTCGAGACGATCAATCGGGCGCAGCCGCTCTGCCAGAACGGGCACATGGTCTGCCGAGCCGGCGACCAGCCGGACCGACGCGGCGCTGCCGCCGGTCATCCCCCAATCACCGGATCGACCGCCACGCCCAGCAGTGTGAACGGCATAGGCGCGGTCTGGTTGATCCAGATGGTGCATTCGTCACGCACCTTGTTGTCCATCGACACCAGATAGGTGCCATTGAACAGGGCATTGGGCCGGTCGGTCACGCGCGGCTGCACCGGAAACAGATCCTGGCAACCGATGCCTGCATTGATCGGCCCGGTATCGCCCAGCGTCAGCACTGCCATCGCCGGGTTCTGGATCTTGCCGATGTTCGATCCCGTGCCCGGCACGTTGATCCGCAGCGGCAGCGTCTCGATATCGACCTGATAAGGCAGACCGAACGACACCACCGATGCAGTGCCGATCGCGGCCGGCAGCGTGACGGTGCCGTTGGTCACGGTCAGGCCGGTCACCGGTACGCCGTCGACCAGTCCCGCCACGTTGGTGCAGCCTTCCAGATGCCACAGCCCGGCAAAACTCGATTGCGGCGTGGTGAAACATGCCGAGACCGCGCAGTCGAGGAAACAGCATTCGTTCAGCGTGTCCCACAGTTGCGAGACCATGCGTTCCACAAAGCAACTCGTCTGACCCGCGATGGTTCGTTCGACAATCAGATAGACCCTGTCTTCACCGTCTTCGGTGATCGAACAGACTGACAGGACATTCCCGTCGGTCTCGCACAACGTCCAACCCCAGACATTCTGCTCTTGCTCCCAGGTAAAGCACAGCAGCATGCCGTCATCGCGCACGGCCCAGATCAGCGAACGCGGTTCCTGGCTGTAACACCACGAGACGATCGTGTGCCCCAGAAAGAAATGCGGCGAAAAGATCGTGATATCGTTCGCGCGCAGCCCGTTTATGGTGAAATCATAGCCAAGACTGCGGATCGATGATCCGATCGACGGCACATAGAACACGACATTGTCGACCACCAGCGGGGGCAGCCGCGACGATCCCCTGCCGACTTCGCGCTGGATAACGGGCGGGCTGGCGCCATCGAGCGGCGCACCGTTGCCGTCGCCATCGATCTTGAACACGCTGTCGCTGGTCAGTGCCAGTAGCGCCGTGGTCGACGTCAATTGGTTCACCGAATTGACCCGCCCGGCCATGATCGCAAAACTCATCGCGTCGTCGGCGCGCAACGGTGTCGAGTAATCCATGTTCTCGATCAGCGCCGATTTCGACGCCCAGATGCCGTGGGGGACATTGTTTGAACGGGCCCAGATCGAACGTTGCTGAAACAAGGTCACGGTCGAGGGGTAATTGCCCGCGCTTGCAAAGGGATTGTTGGCGATCGGGGGAGCCTGATCATAGGCGGGGCCAATATTGTCGTCGATGAACGTCGTGCTTTTCGTCGTTCCGATATAGCCATAGAATTGGGTGTTGTCGGCCTTGTAGACATTGTACCGGGTCGCGCCGGTTGCCGCCGCCCAGCTCAGCGTGTTGTAATTGCGCTTCAGCGTCAGATCGTTGTAGGCGCTTGCAGTCGGTGACCCGATGCTTTCCTCGGTGGTGTCGTCATTCACCGCCGTCACGCAATAGGTCGCGGTTTCCGGAAAGAAATTCAGGCCATTGTCGGCTGAATCCGTGTCCGCGACAGTCGCCAGCACGGTGCAAGTGGGCGGCGGCGTAATCGTAGGCACGAAATCGACCGTCTCGAATGACCAACTCGCATTGCCGGCGCGGATCAGCTTGGTCGGCGGATAATCGAGATGCGCCAGATAGAGCGTATCGGTGGTCTGTTCGTAATCGATATCGGCCAGATCGACGCCGTTATAGGGCGATCCGGCCTTGAAAACCCGCGAAGCTCCCATTGGATCAATTCTCCAGGCTGGTGCCACCAAGCCCGCCGCCATAGGCCAAGGGCGGTGATGCCGGGCCAGAGGCTGGGGGTGGAACGGTCGGCGGCGGAACAATGATCGGTGGCACAGAGTTCGCTGTGCCGCCGGTGCAGCCCGAAAATGCCGGGCACCCGGTGGTGTTGGCGTTGATCGTGATGGTGTTGGCGTCGATCACCGCAACGACCGCCCAGGTACGGTAATTGAGCACACTGCCCATTCCGCCTTCGACCCCGTCGATGTAGATCAGATCTCCGACCGAATAGCCGTGGTAAGCGATGGTCAGTTCCGCGTCGGCGGCGTTGGTGATCGCGGTGATCGGCTGTCCGCCTTCCAGGATTCGCCCGCCCAGCGCGCAGGGCGCCATGTAGCCCTGGCCCATTTCAAGCGCGTAAGTCTGCGTCATCGAGAACTGGAACGGGATCAGTCTGGTCGGCTCGGCCGAATTGAGCACTTGCCCGACCAGCCGCGTGCCGGGCCGTTTGGTCATTCCGCCGTATTTCATCACAATCACGTTGCGCGCCTTGCGCAGCGCGGATTGCCATGCGTCGACGTCAAAGCGACCGTACAGTTGCGGGCCGAGTTCGCCCTTGGCGAAATTGACCTGGGGAATCCGCTCTGTCACAAGTCGCTCCCGATGCCCGAGCGGGCGAAGGCCGTCTCGCTGACATAGCTTGCCGGCCGCCTGACGCGCTGGTCGCAGTCGTCGGCAATCGCCCGCGCGCGGGCCAGTTCGGCCGCTGCGCCCAGTTCACGGGCAAGCCCGGTGTCCTTGCGGATCGGTATGGCGACCCGCGCCGCCAGTTCCAGCGCAAAGGCCCGCTGCAACAGTGGCGGCATGATTGTCGGGTCGGTCATCGTCGCGACAAAGACCAGCGTCGCATTCCACACGTTGGAATAGATCCGGCCGCTTTCAACCAGAAATGCCAGCGGTATCGCGTCCTGTACCGGAAACGGGAATGGACCGCCGTGCGGCAAAAACGACGCGTCCTGCTGCATCGCGCGGATCGCCAGGGCGCGCGCGCAATTGCCCGGCACGCCATAGGCATGTGTCCATTCCGCCGGCCGATCGTTGGTCGTTTCGGTCAGCGCGACGCGCGTGACCATCCAGCTCCAGTCGGACCACAACGAAACCTCGGCCAGCAAGGGCAGCGCAAAGCGGTTGACTTCGCGCGCTTCGATCGAGTTGTCCGTCACATCGATGATCGGGCCGGCGGCTAATTCCGCGAGGGCCATGTTGCAGATATCGTCAAGCGTCGACATGGCGAAATATCCTCCTTGGAGCCGCTGAACTCGGGCGCGTTGGATCCGACGGGAATGGAGGCGGAGCGCCGGATCGTTCGACGCCCCGCATCCCTGTCACCCCGTGATCATTTGCCCGGTGTCGCTTGCTTGCGTGGTTCGGCCGCGGGCGCTGTCAGGGTTTTCAGAGGAATCCATGCCAGCCCGGGCGGTGCATCGCTGGTGAACTCTTCACCCGCTTCGATCAGCCGGCCTTCGTTGTTCAGATAGATTGGCGCGCGCGCGCGATAGCCGGGCATCAGACGCCGCCGCAGTTGATGTTGCTCTGCCGGCTGGCGACAATCGAAGCATTGATCGCGCCTGCGGTCGCGGTGCCGTTCACGTTGTAATACAATTGCAGATATCGGCTGTTCGCCTCTTGCACGCGTTTGGGAACGGTGAAGAGATACCCGGCCACCAGCGACGCGGCGGGAATGACGGCGCCGCTGTCGACCGTGGTCCAGTTGATACCGTCGGGTGAGGTCTGCACCGAGATTTGCAGCGAAGTAAGACCCGCAAAGGTCTGGGCCACCGAAACGGCAAGGTCGACCGGTTCACCATCGCCGATGTCACGGACGAGCGGAAGCGTTGCAGCAAACGGCGTGCCGGTCACGCCGAGATCGATGGCGTTGGTCGACGGCGCCGAAACGGTCAGCACCTGCTGGTTGCTGAAAACGAGCGTAGTGTCGATGATCATGAAGAAATGTCCTTTTTTCCGGACGGCCGGGACCGCCGACGCGGTCACCGGCAGAGCTGGAACGATAATGGTTCGCGTCGCGGCGTTTACAGAACCAGCGTTTCGGTCGACAGCAGCGCGTCGGTTTCACGGATCGGCATCCCACGCCAGGTCATCACTTCTTCACCCTGGATTTCCATCGGCGCCAGACGAACGAAGTTGTCGACACCCGAACGGCCGTTGGTGCCTTCGGCATCCAGCGCTTCGAGCAGGGTGCGGTTCATATAAATCACGGTGCGGCCCGGGCTGATCTGCCCTTCGGACTCCAAACGATACGAACGGCGCCCCTGTAACCGGTAATAGGCATGGCGCATCAATGGGTTGAGCGCGATCGAGCCGGCCACGACGCTGGGCACATCGATATTGGCGATGCGCGCGTTGTAGCGCCAGTCCTTGACGCACAGCCCGACGTGCTGGGTGAACTTTTCTTCCTTGACGTAGAACGGGTTGCCGTTGGGATCGAGCACGCGTTGGCGCCCCATGTCTTCGCGCTGGATGCCACCCGGGATGTTGTCGGGCACGATTGCCGAGGTCTGCATGTCGCCATGCGTGACGAACCAGATCGACGTGTTGTTGGATCCGGTCGCGCCGCCGTTGATGACGTTGGGATTGAGATGCGAATTGAACCGCGGTCCAAGCCCATGGAATTGCTTGCCGTTGACCTTGACGTCGGAATACCAGATCGCGCTTTCGATGGTCTGGGCGATGGCTTCCAGAAAGCCCTGGCCTTCGACCAGCCGCAATTTCGCGGATTCAGCCGGTTTGAGGTTGAGCAGGCGCTCATCGACACTCGACAGGCCTTCGACAAAGCCGGTGGTGTCCTTCACCTCGGTGTAATTGCCTTTCGACTGGGCAATGCCCTGATACAACGCGCCCCATGAAACCGACGGCAGGCCGGTGCGGATCGACGAACGATGTTCGGTCCCGCTGTTGCACGAGATGACGTTGGCGTCTTTCATGAACGGCGTCAGTTGAGTCAGCGCCTCGACCACATCGCCGATGCCGTCGCTGCTGGACTTCAGGACGTCGATCAGATTCCAGTATGAACTGCCAAGAATGGCCATTTGGTGGTCTCCTCAAGGAAATCCCGCGTATCCTGCGGGCACGGATGATGCCGGCGGCGGAGTACGGAGCGCGATGCGGCCGGCATCATGCGCTCCGCGTGGCGTCGGTGCGGGTTTGGCACCAACGCGTAAGGTCAGCGGCCGTCGTTGGGATAGAGACGTTCCCAGACGGGCCGATTGCGGTTGCTCGCGGTGGTCGGGCGGACGAAACCGCCGTCTTCGCCGACCAGTTCGCCAAGCCGGCGGAACGCGCGGATCATGTCGGGGTGGTTGCCAAATCCGCTGTTGTTGAGCGCCTCGCGAAACGGATGGCCTTGTGCATAGCCCAGCGCATCGAGCCCCTTGGCGGCAAAGTGCTCGGTTTCCCCCCGCCGCGCTCCGCCAATTTCGGGGTCGGCAACAAATGCGTCGTACCAGGTCTTTTTCTGGACAGCGGCGGCATCCTCGATCTGGCGCACCAGGCTTTCCTGGGTCCGGGCCATGATGTCGCGCGCCACCGGCAACAGCTTGTTGGCGGCTTCATTGCTCAGGCCGATTTCGCGCAAGACCGGATCGGCGTTCTGAACCAGCGAGGGGTCCACCGTAAAGCCCTCGAGCATCAGGTCATACCGTTCCGGGGTCAGGTTTGCCGGCGCAGGCGGCGCGCTTTGTGCGGCGGCCTCTGTAACGGGCTGGTCTGACGGGTTCGAGGCCGGCGGCTGGCCTCGCGCGGTTGCAGCGGTTTCAGCCGGTAGCGGGGAGTTCGTCGTAGCGGGCGTTGTCGCTGGAACGTCTTGCGTCACGGTGGCTTTCCTTGCAATTGAGCGCCTCGGCCAGGCCGAGGCTGAACGTCGCAATCCCGTCGGGATCAACACTGCGCACGGCTTCGCTTTGCCCGGCATGCACCATCATCAGCAGGTCAAAGCCAAGCGGCCGGCGCCCTTCGAGATGGCCAAGGTCGCGGCCCGGGGCTGTGCCGGCGGTTACTGTCTGCCCCAGGATTCCCGCGCTTTGGATCGCAGCGAACAGAAATCGGCGAAATTCCGGCCGGGTCAGCAGAAATTCCGCATCTTTTGCGTCAAATGACATCGCGAAAATCCAGCAATGGGGGTCACTCTCGCGCCGGATCAGGCCGGCGGCAGCATGCGCGCCAGCAGGCTGTCGCCGTTGCCCGGATCGGTCGCGGCCAGCAGGCGCGCAGCATCCGCGCCCGCCTTCATGGCCGGCATGGCGGCCAGCGCCTGGGCGGTCGCCGTTTGTGCGGCGCGGGCCTTGCGCAAGGCCGCGACCTCGCGCGCAGGTCGGATCAGCCGGGCAGGGGCCCCGGCGCGATACCCGTATTCATCGACCGCTTCGTCGAAGTTGATCATGTCGAGCGCATCCGGGTGCACCGCGGCCAGGTTGCCGACAAAGCCGACCACCCGCTCGATCTGCCCCAGTCCGACCATGCGCTGCATCTGCTGCAGGATCGAAACGAACTCGACGTGGATCTGTTTTTCGGACAACGCTGCCGGCACCGGCGGCAGAAGTCCGCCCCGCTGCAGAATGCCAAACGCCCGCTCGATTGCCACTTGCAGCTTTTCGTTGGCGACCCGCTCGATCACCGGCCCCAGCTGGGTCAGCTTCTCCTCGTTGCGCGAGGCGATTTCCTCGACCGTGCGCGGCTGTATGCCGGCCATGTCGGTGATCGCGTTGAACAAGTCGGCATAGGCCAGCGAATCGATCTGCGCCCGGCACTTGTCCATTTCCTCGCCAATCGCCGCAACTGCCTGGTACGGCATCTGATAAGGAATGAAGATCTGGTCGCGGTCGACACCGGCGGCGACCACGACCCGCCCCGGTTCACCGGTCAGGCGCACATTGGGCGGCGCAATCTTTTCCGGCTTGACCATCTGGTCGATCGCTTCGTTGCGCCGCTTGGCCTGCATCTGCAATTCGCGCAGGGCCGGCAACGCCTCCATGCCCGGTGAAACGCCATAGGTGTCGCCACCGACAACATCCCAGCGTGGCGCCCAGAACGGCTGCTCGTGATAGCCCGACAGCCGCAATAGGCTGTCCGAGCGGTCGGACGGGTCCCAATAGATCGACTGCCACGGCTTTGCGCCAAACTGCAAGGGATTGAAATCGGGATCGGGCTCGATCGCGTGATAGATCTCGATCGCGGCTTCGTACTGGCTGCGGTCATACAGCGAACGGATCACCGGCGAACAGGCGTCGCCAAACGTTTCGACCGCCTGCTTCACGCTCATCGGGCAGACGCGGTACAGCGTGTCCGGCATCAGCGCGTCGGACAGCCCGATCCAGTATTCGCCAAAGGTCAGCGCATGACACACCGCGCCGGCGGTCGGGTGTTCGACCATCACGCAGCCCTCGGTGCCGAACAGACCCATTTCGCCGTAGCCCGATTTCGAAGCCGAATAGAAATTGGTCGACGCGAAAAAGGCATACAGCCGCCGTTCGACGTCCGACAGCCAGACGCGCACTCCGTTTGCTTCCATCAGCGCTTCGTCAGGCAGGTTCAGCGTGAACCATGGCCGCGATGCGCTCGACAGCCCGCTGGTCATGCCGTTGGTCAGGGTACGGAACGCTTCGATCCCGTGCGGGTCGAACAATGTCCGGTTCCACATGCGGCGGCGCCCGCCGTTCTGATCCTTGCTGCCGCGCAGGAACCGCGACCGCGCCGGCTGGGCAAATCGCGCGATCTGTTCGGCCTCGGCCTCGTAATCGGTTCGCACGTTTTTCATCAAGGCCAGCCGCGTTTCGCAGTGGCTGCGAAGGGTTTCGCTCCCGCTCATCCGCGCCTCGCCCTCAGCCCAGCGTCGGATTGGCAACGGACGGAGTCCCGAGCACGCCCTGCGGCCCGGTGACCATGCCCGCGAGCACGGTGCGCTGCCACGCTTCGGGATCGGCGGAGCCCGGATTGGCGCCCTGGTCGGGCAATTGGGTCGGTTGGCGAACCGGGACGGTCGGTATCGTCGGGGTGCTGCACATGTTCGCCTCCTGTGGTTGGTGGACATCGCTTAACCCGGCCATGATCCGGTTTGGATCGCGCCAGCCGGAATTGGTCAATCGAGCTCGGTATACCGATCGTCATCGCGCATCGCGGCAACCCGGTCGGGGTCGAGCCAGTTGGGAACCGTGCGCGGCAACACCACCTCGGCAAACGTGCAGGCGAGCGCATCGGCCCAGTCGGGGCTGGGCAATCCGCGCCGCTTCATGTCGACCTTGCGTTCCAGCCGTACCCGCGTGTCGTCGGCGGCAAAGCCATATGTCGGCCCGGCCAGATCGTCGTGCAGGCGCGGAACGTCGGGAATTGCCCCGCGCCGCAACCAGGCGCGCATACGAGTCCAGATTTCGGCCCGCTTGTTGGCAGTGTGCACGGCCACGCCCGGTTCCAGTTCGGCATCGCGGCCTTCGCCGCCGAACCACACTTCGATCACCGGCACATCACCAACCAGTTGGCGCAACCGGTCGACAATCGCCGCGCCGATATTGCCGGCATCGACCATGATCGCATCGGGCTGCCATTTCTGCGTGGCCAGCGCGATGTCGCCGGCCAGTTGCATGGCGTCGGTGCCGCGCCAGGCTTGCCACGGCCGCGATCGGGCATCGTGGCCGCAGCGGATCGCCAGCACGCTTTCATCATCGCCATAACGCGCGCAATCGACGCCAAAGATCACCGGCTCGGCGCCCGCCAGCACGGGGATGTCACGCACTTGCGCCGCTTCGATTTCGCGCTGGCCAATGAATTGCATCGCGCTGGCCGACGGGAACTGGCCGCGCACCCGCACGCGGACGATGTCGGAATCCTCTCCGAACGTGCGCACCAATTCCTCGAGATAGGCCTTGTTGGTGCCTTCGACTGCGCGTGCATCGATCTGCGCCGTCCGCCATAGCGCGCGGTGTCGGGCAAAGCATTCGCGAAACGCGCCGGTCGCATGGGTCGGATTGCCGAACGCCAGCCAGATGATTTCGGTATCGGCATCGGTCAGCGCGCCCAACGCCACTTCCCAGACTTTGTCGGCAATGCCCGAGGCTTCGTCGAATACCAGCACGATACGCTTGCCCTGGTTGTGCAACCCGGCAAAGGCCTCGGTGTTGCTTTCGCTCCACGTGACCAGGTCGCAGCGCCACGATTTCTCATGCCCCGCCATTGTCGAAATCATCGCCGTTGCACTCTGCCGGAACCATGCCGATGTCAGCGCCATCCGCGCCCATTTGGCCAGCTCGGGGGCGGTCTTGGTGCGCAACTGCGCCTCGGTGTTGGCAGTCACGATGACGCGCGTGTCGGGGCACGTGTCCAGCGCCCACTTGACCAGCATCGCGATCAGCGCCGATTTGCCGATGCCGTGCCCCGACGCGCGTGCAATCCGCAATGGCTGACACCGCCGCGCAGGGTCAGACAGATGATCGCGGATGTCCTCCATCACCTGCCTTTGCCAGCCACGGGGACCTGCCATTTCGGCCAGATCACCTTCGCCCCAGCCGAAGGCATACAGCGCATAGCCCAATGGATCGGCGGTAAACGCGCCGACGTCCCCGGCGAGGATCAATGCGGGGTCGGGCGCTTCATCCATCGGCATCGCCTGATTGTGCATCTGTTGCCCCCATGGCGTTGTCCGGGTGCTGGCGATGCACCCGCTGGCGGGCGCGCTGGATCGCGGCGACGGGGTCTTCGGCACTCGAAAATTCCACATCCTGGCGTGGCTTGCCCCAGGCGCGGTCGAGCACCGCGTTGGCCGCACTGACCCGTGCGGTCGCCGGGGCCTCGGCATTTGCCATGATTGCGACAAGAGTGCTCAACGCCTGCGCGGTATGCATCCGCGCCACTGCCGCATCGCCCCGACCCTGGCTTGGCGGGGACGGAGTTGGTGCTGCGGCTGCGGACTTGCGCTGGCGAGGCTTGGCGACACGGGCACGGTCGGCCGTCGGCGCTTTGGCGGGGTCAACGCGCGGCATAAGGCTTGCGATCGCCCGGCAGTCCCATGGCGCTGGCAGAGCGGGCACCGCGCCGCACCAGCGGCCGGTCCGCATGCATCGACGGATGGCGCGCGGTCTGCTTGCCGGTGGCAACGATTTCGACCAGGCGAAACCGCTGAAACCGGCTGACCCGGATCAGGCCACGGCTTTCCAGCTTGCGCACCAGTTTCGGCCCCATCGATGTCGAATTGAACCCGGTTGCCACTTCCAGATCGATGTTGACCGGGCACGGTTGCCCATGTTCGGCAGCGTGATTGATCAATTGATAGGCAATCCGTTCTGCCGGCGCGAGCTGATCGGCCTGAACATTCGGCGGCATGGGCAACAGCATAGGATTGCCGTCGGAATCGTCTTCCCAGAATGCGTCGAGACAGGCGCTGGCCGTTTGCATCGGTGTTCAATCTCCCAACGGTGTCGATAGCGCGGCATTGACCGGGCCTGTGCAAAAGGCGGTGGGGCGTCCGGACGACGCGCCCACCGCCAGAGGTTGCGAGCGCCGCCGGGGAAAGCGGTCGATCGCCATGCAATCCGGGTCAGTAACCGAATCACCGGCAAGGACAGGACAGTGCCCCGTCGCCACGGTCGCCAGTTGGGGGAGGGGGCGACTCGGTGGTGTGGACTGCATGCAGGGCTACTAACAAAAAATCTTATAAACAGATATAACAGTCGATCCGAAAATGGATATAATTCGCTTTTCGGATGATATCTAATCTGATATCGAGTTGAAACTCAATTCAGCAGGGGACGCTCCATGCGTGCTTTCGATGCCATGCTCGTGCGCCGGACGATGAAGGCGCGCTCGATCAGCCAGGCGCGACTGGCCGACGCGCTGGGCTTTACCAGCCAGTCTGCGGTTTCTGCGCTGCTGGCCGGCAAGCGTCGCGTGACGGTCGACGAGGCTGCGGCAATCTATGCCATGCTCGGCCTTGATGGCGCAGAACAGGCTGCGTCCGCAGCGATTCCACCGGCCGAGCCTGCCTCGGCCCGGCTGCGCGTCGGCGGTGCGGACGATGTGCTGCCCGACTATGGTGTCGTCCCGGTGATCGGCATCGCCGGTGCCGGCCGCTGGCGCGAAGCGGTTGAAGTTCCGTTGGGCCATATGCCGGTTCCTGGCCGCCTGTCCGGGCGCGGGATGTTCGGTATCGAAGTCAGCGGCGATTCGATGGACCTGCTGATCGACGATGGCGGATTGATCTTGGTCGATGCCGGGCAAAAGGAACTGACGCCGGGCGGCGTCTATCTGATCGCCAACAGCCGGGGTGAAGCCACAGTCAAGCGCTATCGCCGCGATCCCGCACGGTTCGAGCCGTGTTCCAGCAATCCGGCGCATCATCCGTTTCTGATCAGCGATGATGACTTTTCGGTATTGGGCAAAGTCGTCTGGAAAAGCGCCCCGGTGATCTGA